GTGCCGCACATAAGGCACGGATGGAGAGGCAGAGAGCCAGACGCGCAATGGATAAGAGGGGTAAGGACGCTAACAAAGATGGTCGTGCTGACAAGCGCGAAGGTAAAGACGTTAGCCACAACAAGGCACTGAGCAAGGGCGGTAGTAACGCAGACGGTGTGCGGATAGAAAGTAAATCAGCTAACAGAAGTAGAAACTATAAAAGGAGAAAGTAATGGAAGAAGTAATCATACGAGTGGAACGCACCCCGTTAGGGGAAGAAAAGCCCGAAGTGTTAGCGCGAGTCAAGATGGTGGACTACCACCACAACACAGATAAGTTTAACGTAGATTGCCAAGCAGTAATTGATGCACTCCGCACAGCGTACAGTGTTTATGGTGATGGGTATGTGCATATGACATCTACGTCCAAGATAGAGAATCTAAACATATGAACGAAATCAAAAAGAAGTCAGCGGATAACAAACGCCGAGCCAGTGCTAAAAAGAATAAGAAAACTACGTTACAGCAAGTTAACGACAAGTGGTTACGGACAAAATTGGGTGTGGTAGACGGTGCTTAGATCCGTCTTTAAATGATGCAGTATCTCTCTCCTATTGAGTGTAATTATTACTGCATAAAATCTAGGAAGCCTAGGGTTTTTTGTTTTTCTTTGTCCCCATAACCCGACTTGACCCCATCGGGAGGCGAAGCGGGGTTCCAGAAATATCGTATTTGAGTCCTTTGCACTAGAGTACAAAGTATGCTTACAGCTAAACAACAAGATATTATAGACGAAGCCTTTGGTAAGTGTAGGGGACTCGTACATACCAACTACACCGAAACGCCAGAAAAAGAAAGTGCAACCCTTTCTGTAGAATCTGGCTATAAACCTTTCGCCCACCAAATAGTCACTACTGACTTCCTAGTAACCCACAAGAAAGCGTTTTGTTTTAACGAACAAGGCACAGGTAAAACTGCCTCTGCTTTATGGGCTGCTGACACGCTTATAAAAAGGGGTACAGTGGGACAAGTCCTAGTGATATGCCCCCTCTCTATCATGGACTCTGCGTGGCGAGAAGACATAAAGACTTTCACTCCCCATCGGACTGTTGGCATAGCCTATGGCACAGCCAAGGTTAGGTCAAAGATACTAAGTAGTAAGACCGACTTTGTAATAATTAATTATGATGGTATGAAGATTGTTGAAGACGATATTCGTGCCAGTAAATTTGACCTTATCATTGTCGATGAGGCTACTCATTATAAGAACGCTCAGACCGTCAGGTGGAAGACGCTAAACAGGATTATGACTGATGATACACGGCTGTGGATGCTGACTGGTACACCTGCCGCACAGAGTCCTGTGGATGCGTTTGGGTTAGCCAAGCTAGTAAACTCTGTTAACGTACCCAGATCCACTAGTGTATTTAGAGATCAAACAATGCGTAGGGTTACCAACTTTAAGTGGGTTCCAAGGGACTACGCAAACAAGATTGTACATAAAGCACTCCAACCTGCCATAAGGTTTACCAAGGAGGAATGCCTAGACCTACCCCCTATGGTATATGTGAAGCGCGAGGTCGAACTTACCCGACAGCAGAAGAAGTACTATGCGGAGCTAAAGACCGAGATGATAGTACAGGCAGGTAGTGAAGAGATTACCGCGATAAACGCGGCGGTTAGTATTAACAAGCTACTGCAAATATCCGCAGGTGCGGTCTATACAGACAACAAGGTTGCACTAGAGTTCGATATAAAGAATAGGTACAACGTCCTGCGTGAAGTTATAGATGAGTCCGATAAGAAAGTAATTATCTTTGTACCATATAAACACGTCATACAGGTGCTATCTCAAAAGCTGATAGCTGACGGTATTAATTCAGCAGTTATAAGTGGGGACGTGTCCTCGACTGACAGGACAGACATATTCAAGCGGTTTCAGACTACTCCTAACCCAAGAGTACTAGTGATTCAACCACGTACAGCGGCACATGGGGTAACACTTACGGCGGCTAACACGATAGTGTGGTGGTCTCCCACAAGTTCATTAGAGATTTACGCACAGGCTAACGCTAGGATACACCGAGCAGGTCAAGACCATAAATGTACGATTGTTAAGTTACAGGGGTCAGACGTAGAGAGACGTTATTGGACTCTCTTAGATACTAAAACAGACATTCACACAGCTATGATAGATTTATATAAAGAAATGATTGACTAAGATAGAAAAACATCTTAAAGTTCATATTTCGACCTATGAGGAAATGTAAGATGCAAGAAAATAGTGAACCCTTAGTACCAATGGAGGATGTTGCGAAGCACTTTGCAGTATCTACTTCATGCCTTCGCTCATGGTTTCGTAGAGGCCAAATCCCTCCGCACACTTATATCAAGGTGGGTAATACTAAACGGTTTCGTTTAAAGGCGTTAGAAGAAGCTCTGCGCGGTACTACCCCCCTTGAACTGTCGGCGTTAGAAGGGGTGGATGATACCCCTAGAGAAGACCCAACCGACTTTGATATTGATGATCTTCTTGAGGACATATAGTGCTAGTTGATGACATGACGAATGAGGACTACCACGCGCTTAAAGCTATATCAAGTTCGGCGGTCAAGACCATACATGCGAAGTCATTACTACATTGGAAGACCGCAGTATTCAAAGAAAACCCTGCATTCGCTCTTGGCACTGCTGTACACGCATTACTATTAGAGCCAGAGAAAGACTTAGTAGTATGTGGCCCTGAGACTAGACGTGGTAGTGCATGGACAGATGCTAAGGAGTTGGCAGAGGCGGAAGGTAAGACCCTTCTAATAAAGTCTGACTACGATACGTGTGTAGCTATGGCAGAGAGCGTATTGCGAAATAGTAATGCCGCTAGTTTGTTGCAAGACCCATGCGGAGTAACAGAGGTTAGTATCTTTAACGAAGACCCTGAGACAGGGTTAAAGTTAAAAGCACGTCCAGACTTGTTTATACCAGAGCAAGGGATAGTACTGGATGTAAAGACCACCAAGGATGCGAGTCCTAAGAACGGTGGGTTTGAAAGGCAGTTCTTCAGTTTAGGGTATCACGTACAAGCGGCATTCTATAAGCATGTCCTTGAGCTAGATGGATACCCGATTGAAGAGTTTATCTTCTTGGCAGTGGAGAAAGAACCACCCTACGCTGTCCAGATGCATTATCTGCACAAAGAAGTTCTTGAGTTTGGTCTGGTACAAGTAAAAGAAGTCTTAGAGCAGATAAAGAATGTGAAGGACAGAGATATAGACGATACTGGCTGGCCTTCACGCAACTTAATACTTCTTCCGAAATGGATGAAAGCGAATAACAGGATGGATGACATGACAGATTATACAATAACAGGCGTTGAGGCTATGTGGCCTCGTATAAACCGAACCTACAAGTTCGATCAAGCAGAGAAAAGGTCAGTACCTTGTGATGCATTTGATGATGGGGCGGCTTACAACATTCAGTTCCGCATGACTAAAGAGCAAGCTAAAGAACTCTTTACTGAGATGGCGAAGGCTTACTTAGAAGCCCGTGAAGATTCTTGGCCTGACAAGATTGAGATACCCTTCAAGCGTGACGAAGACACAGGTACGTTTACAGGGAAGGCTACGATCAAAGGTGCATACGGCAAAGAAGCCACCAAGAAGCCTATGCAAGTAGATGCTCAAGGTAACAAACTACCAGAAGATTTCCTCCTGACTACGGGCAGTACAGTAAACATCGCTATTGCATTCTTCCCATACAATATGCGTGATGCAGGTGTGTCTCTACGACTACGCGCTGTTCAAGTTATTAAGTACGCTGAGTTGGAAGAGCGTAACCCCTTCAGTGCTGTGGAAGGATACGTACATGACCGTGATGACAACCCCTTTAAGCCTGAGCCTCTTATAGAAGAGAGCGAAGCAACAGAAGAAAGTCCTCCCCCACTTACAGTTGTGAAGTCCAAGGCAAAGGCGAAACCAAAAGCCGAGCCTACCAAGGTAGACGACGAGTTAGCTAGTATTATCGGTAGCTTCGACTAACCACCACTTAAAATTCTGCGGCTAGATTTATCGAAAAGGGTGTACCTCACCCCTGCCGCAGTGACTTTTGTATTCATGGGACTTCTATGGAAACTAGACTATTTTTAGATAGCGTATTAGGTGGTGAAGGTAGGTACTGTCTCTTTGGGGCAAGGAAGTCTGCTCCTCGTATAGTTCAAAATTTTTACTCCTCAGTAGGGGAGCTTCTACAAGCCGCTGACGAACTAAATGCAATTAACTATGACACCTACTTTGCATTAGGCACATTCGATGAGAACGACTCTCGTAAGGCTACTAATGTTTTAAGTTTAAGCTCGCTATTCCTAGACTTAGACTGTGGGCCGTCTAAAGACTATGCCACTCAGAAGGACGCAATTATAGGATTACAGTCCTTTTGCAAGAAACTATCCTTACCAAAACCCACCGTAGTAAATTCTGGTCGTGGTATACACGTATACTGGGCCTTACATGAGCCAATAACACCAGAGGAGTGGTTGCCTGTAGCTCAATGTTTGAAGAGCGCATGTAGCCTTCACGGACTTAGAGCCGACCCTGCCGTAACCGCAGATGTAGCGAGAGTACTGCGCGTACCCAACACTCACAATTATAAGACCGATCCTCCCAGTGAAGTTGTCTGTATGACTATGGGGGAACCAGTTAATCTTGATGTGTTTTATGAACTACTTGGTGGGGAGGAGTTAACACCACCAACAGAGATAGTGTCTTCGCCGGAAGACAAGTACGCGCACCTAGAGAGTAGCTTTAAAGATGTACTTGTAAAGAGTAGCAAGGGGAATGGGTGTGAGCAAATACGGATAGCCTTGACTGATAAAGACAACGTGTCTGAACCAACATGGAGAGGCATTCTATCTATACTGAAAGCGTCCGTGGATGGTAGCAGGGACAAAGCCCACGCTATATCTAAAGGGTACAGCGGGTACAGCGAGTACGAGACCAATGCGAAATGGGACAACCTATCCCCCTCTATGCCGTATAGCTGTGTAAAGTTTAATGAACATAATCCAGACATCTGCCTTAAATGCCCTCATTGGTTGAAGGTAGGCTCTCCAATAACACTAGGTAATAGGACTAAGGAGGCATCAGAAACCACTGTAGAAGCTCCTGCGGCAAGTCTACCTACGGCCCCTATAACCACATACACAATACCTGCTTACCCGAAGCCTTATTTCCGAGGTGTTAATGGGGGTGTGTACCTACGTACCACCGATAGGGAAGGTGACCCCATAGAAGTGAACATATACCACAATGACCTATATGTGGTTAAGCGTATAAATGATGTAGAGACAGGTGAGTCCATAGTCTTACGCCTACACTTGCCCAAGGACGGGGTAAAAGAGTTCACCATGCC